CGACTACGATGCGGCAATGGCGTGGCTGTCTGGTCTCGAGGACATCCCGCTAGAAGTTCTGCTTGAACGTATGAAGGCTTTGCCTACTTACATTGAGCCATCGCCAGTGCCACTAAAGATGTCAGAGGCCCGCTTGGCCGTATTCACTAAGCCCCCGCTAGAGGCACTAGAAGCCCGCAATCTAACCATTGACTCGGCACTAACATACGATGTCCTGTGGCACGAACTAAGTCAGACCTGGATTCTTCCACTGCGAGACCCGAGCACCCACACCCTGCTAGGTTGGCAGGAGAAGGGTACAGTTAATCGAACCTTCAAGAATCGCCCAGCCGGGCTTTCTAAGTCAAAAACACTATTCGGATTTGAGAAGCAAAATGAGTCTTTGGTTATTGTTGTTGAGTCTCCCCTTGATTGTCTGCGTTTTCATTCTGCTGGTATCCCTGGAGCAGTGGCTATCTGCGGCAGTTCAATCTCAGAAGAACAACTCAAGTTACTTAGATACTCCAGAAAAGTAATCGCAGCTTTTGATAACGACGCCGCTGGCCAGAAGGCTTCGGCATACATCTACAAAGTTTCCAGAGTATACGGGTTCAATTTGTTCTTTTTCAATTATGGTGAATTGGACAAAAAAGACCCCGGTGATTTGACCGATTCAGAGTTGCACTGGGGCGTGGAAAACGCCAAGTCAGCACTTTACGGAGAATCATCTTATGTTCAAAGGGTCTCTCAAACCGTATCAGGTTGAGGCCGTTGAAAAGATGGTTGACCAGCAGACCATCCTAGTTGCCTATGAAATGGGCTTGGGTAAAACCCCAATGACCATTGCCGCTATCGAATCTCTTCGAGATGAAGGCAAGATAACTGGAACAGTTTTAGTGCTTTGTCTATCGTCGCTGAAGTATCAGTGGCAAAAAGAAGTGACCAAGTTTAGCGATTCTTCGTCTTTGGTTATTGACGGGTCCAAGACCCAAAGGGCAAAATTGTATGAAGACGCAGTCAACTACGACTACGTCATTATGAACTACGAGCAGGTGGTGAACGACTGGGATGTTGTTAAAGTTTTTGAGCTTGATGCAATCATTTGTGATGAAGCGACCGCTATCAAAGGATTCAGAGCCAAGCGAGCTAAAAAGGTTAAGGAAATTGCAAAACGAGTCCCTATCCGATTTGCTCTCACAGGAACACCCGTAGAGAACGGTAAGCCCGAAGAGATTTTCTCTATCATGCAGTTCGTCAATCCAACTGCACTCGGTCGTTTTGACCTATTCGACAAAACGTTTATTGTCCGCAATCATTTTGGTGGGGTTCAACGTTACCGCAACCTACCGACATTGCATCAGACAATGGCTAAACACTCAGTCCGCAAATCCCAGAACGACGAAGACGTAAAGCCTTATCTTCCCGATGCGGTTTACCGAGAGCCGTTGCTCGTCAAACTTGACTCCAAAAGTCAGCGTCTTTACAACTACATCGCTAAAGACCTGCAAGAACTTCTCAGCGAAGCCAAAGACCTATTTGGCAGTGGGTTCAACCTAGCCGCTCACTATGGGCAGATGTATGCCCCAGGAGACCCAGCCAATGAAATGCGTGGGCAGATTATGTCTCGCATTGGAGCACTACGCATGCTCTGTTCTGGATACCCAACACTCGCAGCCAGCGTCAAGAACTTTGAAGAGCACAATGGCAAGGGCAGTGCCTACATTCACTCCCTAAGTGAGCACGTCATAGAACTCAATAAGACTCCAAAGCTAGATGCTGCTTTGGATTACCTCAAAGACCACCTAGACATTGACCCAACTTACAAAGCCGTGGTGTTCTCAAGCTACATCACCTCAGTAAGTGACATTGTTTCGGGTTTAGTAAAAGCAGGCTACCAAGCCGTTGAATACACAGGAGAAATGAATGCCAACCAAAAAGAAGCAGCCAAAGTCAAGTTCCAAACTGACCCTGAAGTCAGGGTTCTGGTCTCTAGTGATGCTGGCGGATATGGTGTGGATTTACCTCAAGCAAACCTTCTTGTCAATTACGACCAACCGTGGTCAGCGGGACTAGCAGTCCAGCGTAACGGGCGTATCAACAGGGCTTCATCCGAATGGCCAACCATTACTATCCAAGACATTTTGGTTGAAAATTCTATTGAACAACGTCAGTATGATATGCTAAAACAGAAGAGCAACATCGCTGGAGCCATCCTAGATGGGTCAAACATCAATGACAAAGGCGGGGTTGACCTTACGGTAGGAAGTCTGATAGGCTTTCTATCTCAAACGCTATGAGAGGGCAAAATGGCAAAACTAATCGAAGAAGAGGGCCGCGAGTTTCTCGACCCTAACAGCCTTGAGGCACAGGTACGAGAGTACGTAAAAGCCAAGGCAGCATCAAAGACTCTGGAGAGTCGCACCAAGGAACTTCACGAAAAGCTCATGGAAGCAATCTCGCTTCAGGGCTACGAGGACAACGAAGGCAACTGGCAACTTGAGTTGGACTTCGACGCCGATGGCGTTGTTCGACTTGAGAAGCAAATCCGAGTCAGTCGTAAACTGGATGAGGCCCTGGCTGAATCACTTCTAACCGAAAAGGGTCTTTGGGAATCAGTCACTATTGTCAAGCGTGTGGTTGATGAGGACGCCTTGATGGCTGCTCACTATGAGGGTAAGATTAGCGAAGAAGAAATTGATTCGCTGTTCCCAGCCAAGACCACCTGGGCACTCTGGACTAAGAAGGCCTAACAATGGTTGGAATGCGTAGTGAAGCTGAGATTCTCAAAGCGTTTGAGGGTCTCGAATACGCACCCGGCTCAAAAAACAAACGACGTGATGAAAGCCCGTTGGCTGAAAAACGTCGCAAGAAAATCTTGGGCGAGTCTAATGGCTGGGATGAGAATCCCATCATTAAACTCGTCAAAGGGGTAGAGACTGAGTTGTTTACCATCAGTGCCTTGGCACAAGCGTTGGAAAAGCAAGTCGTCACTATTCGCTCATGGGAGAAGAAGGGCTACATCCCGACTGCTCCTTATCGTCTACGTTCCAAAACCCTGAATGGGGCCAAAGTAAATGGCAACCGTGTTTACACACGTGAGCTCATAGAAATTGCCCTAGAAGAGTTTGGAGTTCGTGGACTTTTGGGCTCCGCTCGTGTAGAGTGGAAAAACCACGATGACCTAACAGATGCAATCACTGCACGATGGAAGGCATCGTATAACCGAGAGTCGTAAGACCTCATAACCACCGAGAGCCGTATGGCCTCATAACCAAAGGAAACCATGACTATTCAGTCACCACAGGTTGACGCTGACAACTACCTAGAGGTAGACAGCGAAGACACCGCTCCAAAGCACGGCACTACCGTGCAAGCAGGCTGGGCTGCTGCTTCTGCAGTACTCAAGCCAAAGAAAGAGGCGGGCAACTACCCGACCGATTTCCGTTTCTCCGAGCAGACCCAGGTAGTTCGCTTCCTGGACGATGCACCGTTCGCTGTTTACGAGTCCCACTGGATTGACCGTTCAGAGGGCAAGCGTTCGTTTGTTTGCTTGGGTAAAGAATGCCCACTTTGCTTGATTCTTGGCGACAAGCCACGAGGCAAGTTTGCGTTCAACGTTCTGGTACTCACGGATGAAACTCCGAACCTCCAGATTCTCACTGCCCCACCATCTTTGGCCCGTATGCTAGAGACCGCCAACGAAGACCCTCGTCGTGGCCCTCTCACCAAGTACTACTGGTCAATCTCTCGCCAGGGTTCAGGCCCACAGACTCAGTACTCTCTCGAGCGTATTAAGCCTGCTGACCTTGCGGAGGAATGGGACCTCAATCCTGATGACATTGAGGCTCTTGCGTCAACTGCAACCTGCTACACCGACGAGGTAGTTTACGTCACCCCTCAGGCGGAACTACTGACTCTGGCTCGTTCGCTAGTTAACTAACCGATTGGGTGGGGCTACTTCGGTGGCCCCACCCTTTTCATCATTCGAGGGATTATGAACATCATCACAACCAAAGACCAGCTCGACGAGTTTGTCTCCTTTTACTCCAAAGTAGATGCCTTTGCGTATGACGTAGAGACTATTGGAGAGAACCGAATCTTCCCAGTAATCAATGACGTTTGCTGGATTTCTTTTGCTACCGACAACCGGGTAGACGTTATCCCAATGGGTCACCCTAATGGTGAGTTTGACCACTGGGAGAAGCCATTGCTATTGGCTGGCCAACGCCGCCTAGCATCTGGTAAGGAACTGCTAGAGACTAGTTTCTCTAAAGACCAAAGTAAGTGGACCGCTAAGTTCGGTGAGCCACCAGTTCAGTTGACCCCTAAGCAGGTCTTTGACGCTATCCGTCCGCTGATGTTCTCGGACAAACTAAAGATTGGCCATAACCTAAAGTTTGACCTCAAGTCAGTCGCTAAATACTTTGGCGGTCAAGTTCCAGCCAAGCCATACTTCGACACACTGATGGCCTCGTTCCTAACGAACAACTTGAACAAGAACAACATGGGTCTAAAGGACTGCGTTGCTCGTGAGCTGCACGTGGACATGGCCAAGGGCATTGGAGAGAACATCTCCCTACACAGTTTCTCTGATGTAGCAAACTATGCTGGCATCGACGCTGACCTGACTTGGAAGTTGTACAAAGCACTAGAGCCAAAGTTGGCAGGCAACCTGCGTAAGGTCTGGCGACTTGAGATGGACGTGCTATCAGCACTGTGCGACATGGAACTTACTGGTGCTTACATCGACCAGGCTCACTTGAAGGTATTGGCCGAAGAGATTGAGCGTGGCAAGTTAGCGGCAGAGGCCAAGGCATACAAGGTTGCTGGTAAGGCCTTCGCTATCAACTCCGTGCCAACCAAGCAGAAGTTGCTATTTGGGCCACAGGAGAATGGCGGCAAACCACGCCTATCGCCAAACCCTAAGGTCAAGAACGTATTGACCCCTAAGGGACAGACAGCCCTGCGTAACGGCGAAGAGATAAACGAATCGCACTACTCCTGTTCAGCCGATGCCCTTGAGTATTACCGAGGCAAAGACGAACTCGTTGATGCTCTGCTGGAGTACCAAGACCTCAATAAGTTGATGACTACTTACGTAACCCCTTACACGGGTGGCGAAGTAAAGCGAACCACTAACGGTAAAGAGAAGATTATCGACAAGAAGTCGCTACTCATCAACGGGCGTGTGCACACCAACTTCAAGGCTCACGGTGCCGAGACGGGTCGCTTCTCATCGACAGAGCCTAATCTGCAGAACATCCCATCATCTGGTGAGTACGGCAAGTTGGTTCGTAATCTATTTGTGGCCCCACCCGGCTACAAGCTAGTGGTTGCTGACTACTCGCAGATTGAGCCACGTGTCATTGCCTCGCTATCGCAAGACCCGATTTTGATAAACAACTACATGACGGGTGGCGACATCTACACCACTATCGGTGACACGATGGGCGTAGACCGCAAGGCCGGTAAAGTTCTCGTGCTTGCTATCTCGTATGGTGTTGGCCCTGACAAGATTGCTACATCGATTGGCTGTACTGTCCCAGAGGCCCGTGACCTATTGGCACGATTTGAGACCGAGTTTGCCAACCTTGGCAAATACAAGGCCAAGATTATTCGCCTAGCAAAGCAGAGCGGCAAGATTCCGTTTGTTGAAACTATCTTCGGCCGTCGTCGCTACATTCCGCTACTGACAAGTAATGACCGCGGAGAACTCGCACGTGCAGAGCGTCAGGCATTCAACACCGTCATCCAAGGCTCGGCCGCAGACATTATGAAGTTGGCCCTAGTTCGTGCACACTCCTGCTTCGTGAACGAGCCCGACATCAACGTAATCCTTACTGTTCACGATGAACTCGTTACGATTACCCCCGCTGACCGTGCCGAGGAAACCGCCGAGGCTATCCGTGTCTCGATGGAGGGTGTAAAGTTGAAGGAGATTACCGTGCCACTAAAGGCAGAGGTATACATCGTAGATAAGTGGGGAGAGGCCAAGTGAGGTTCCCAGAGTTCTGGAAGAAGCCCAAGGGCAACTTCAATCCGCCTGGCACTATCCCAGAAGTCACTCAGCGTATTCGTGAATTCCTTATGGACTCACAGATTCCAGATGCTCACGAACTTAGCCTTATCTTAGGATGCTCAGTAATTAGCGATGAGCTGCTAGAGCACGAAGAGGACCAGTCCGATATCCGCACAGAAGTCGTGGCTCACCTAGTTCCAATGCTGTATGCGTTTGCTCACCTGATGTCCGAGGCAGCGGTAGAGAACCAGAAGGCCGATGAGATTGACGGAGTCAAGATACCGGGAGAACTCTGGGACGTTACCAAAAAGACTATGGAGCACGTTGCTATGTGGGCTATGCTGGGTGCTGTATCCCAGCTCGTAGACATGGGATTCCTGCAGACACCGAAGAAGTTACGGAGGAAGAAATGAGTACCGCACTATTCATGGGCAAATCATTTGGGATTGGCCTATCATTTATCTCTCTAATGGGCTGGGCAATCAATCCAATTCCAGCCATCTTTATCACCATTGGAACAATGGGGTTTTGGGCAATTTTGTTCATTCTCTATTGGGAGTATTACGCAGAACAAATCAGACTAAAGGAGCAGTCAATTGAACAACGCTGATTGGTGGGCAAAGAAACTAGGCAACCCAGCACCACAGGTGCCACAGGGAAGACCAAACCCAACGCCAGGCATGCCACCATCGCAACAGCCGATGACCCAGATGCCTTCCTTTCAGGCCAGCCCCAACCCAGCGGAGAAGGCCCAGTCTGCAAGACAGACTGCGTCATGCCCTGACTGCGGTTCTGCCAACTACATGGCAATTCAGAATGCGGCACCACGTTGCTTCGACTGCGGGTATCCCCTTGAGCAGTCAGGGTCCCGTTACGGCTCTCTCGCTGGTGCGAATGTTGTTGGCAATGCTCAAGCAGCAACTGGCAACGACACGCAGAGCAACTGGAATCCACAAGGAATCATCGGAAGGATTGATGGCTAATGGCAGAGAACAATGACGGTTGGAAGACTGACCTAAAGCGTCACTACGAAATTGGCTATCAAGACGCAGTAAACAAGATTACTGTCTGGTTGATTTCCAAGAATGAGTTCGACCTAGCAGAACATGTTCAACAGCAGTTTCAGCGAGACGTAGAGTGACTCTAAAGCTTGGCTCACTATTTAGCGGCTATGGAGGACTAGACCTAGCCGTAACTGGACTAACTGGGGCCGAAGTTGTTTGGCACTGCGAGTGGGAAGATGCTCCTAGCAAAGTGCTGGATAAGAACTTCCCCGGTGTCCCTAACTACCGAGATGTAACTAAGGTTGACTTCACTCAAGTAGAGCCTGTTGACATTCTCACTGGCGGATTTCCCTGCCAAGACCTATCACTTGCTGGCAAACGTGCTGGCCTAAAAGAAGGAACACGAAGTGGACTCTGGAGCGAATTTGCTCGAGCTATTAGCATACTTTCCCCCCGCATCATCGTCATCGAAAACGTACGAGGCATCCTCAGTGCGACTGCCCATAGCGACGTGGAACGATGCCCGTGGTGTTTGGGAGACGGGTCAGGCCAGCCTGATTTGCGGGCACTCGGAGCCGTTCTCGGAGACTTGGCCAGCATGGGGTATGACGCGAAATGGTGTGGCGTACGAGCTGCCGATGCTGGAGCCCCACACAACCGTTTCCGAATCTTCATTGTTGCGTTCCCCCAAAGCAAGTGAAGGACAGGGCGGAGCACTAGGTGAGGCTGAGGCCCTTCGCAGGGGCAACACAGTCGGTGTTCGCGATCAGGTTCTAGACCTCGTTGCAGAGCAAGGCATGGTTGTTAGTCGCAAGGAACGCAACGAGGGCCTACTGCCTACTCCAAAGGCACGAGACTGGCAGGCAGAGGGCTACGAGGCGGGACTGCGTAGAACTACCCCACAACTCGGAACGGCCATCAAGGGCGTTGTAGAGGGCGATGAGCGGGTATTGCTACCGACTCCAGCAGTGGCACATCTACGTAACCACGATGAGCCAATCGAGAACTACCAGCAACGTCGTCAGGACTACCTAGACGGCAAGACCAAGGGCATGCCTGGTGCCAGCCTAGGAGTCGCAGTTCGTATGGAAGTTCTCCCCACCCCACTTAGCAGGGACTGGAAAGAATCTAGTGCCCCTCACTATCGTGACGGACAGGTTCAGACCGACAATGTGCCACGTGCCATCTTCCACAGCGGAGAGATTACCGAGTTCTCGTGGGGCAAGTTTGAGCCAGCCATTCGCCAGTGGGAGGAGATTCTCGGGCGACCTGCACCAGCACCGACTAAGCCAGACGGTCGGGATGGTTCACATAGACTTTCGTCGTCTTTCACGGAATGGATGATGGGGCTCCCAGAAAATTGGGTCTGTGATTCAGACATCAGTCGCACAGACGAGCTCAAACTCTGTGGAAACGGCGTGGTACCGCAACAGGCCGCCTATGCACTAAGATACTTACTAGACGGAATCAATCTGGAGGACACAAATGATTAACGCTGAAGCCCGCAAGGTAATGGCTGCCATCAACAAACGTTTTGGCGACAATGTTGTCGTAGTTGGAGAAGACATTCGTGCAGACCTTATTACTCGCATTACTACTGGCTCAACTACTTTCGATTATGTCTTGGGTGGCGGTTTTCCTGCTAACCAATGGAACGAACTTATCGGGGAGCCGTCGCATGGTAAGACAGCGATTGCTCTCAAGACAATTGCCGCCAACCA